GAGCCGATTCCAGACCTCATTCCACGCAGCCGGATCATCGCCCTTCGGGAGTTTCAACATCTGCTCTGGGGGCACGCCCGTGAGTTTTTCCAAGTTCTGATAGGACTTGATCGCATCGTTCGGGGTTTTCCATTGCCGATCGGTGACCAAGGACTTCACCTCGGGGTCCAGGGTCAGTGTGCCCCAATCGAACGAGCCCGCACCGGCTGCGGGTGTCGAGCCATTGGCCGCGGACGCGGGAACGGTCGTCGTGGTTGTGGTTGCGGGATCTGCTACGGTTGCCGCTGGATCGGGCATGGGCTATCCTTTCGGTGGGGGCACTCCGAGGAGTACCCAGAGTTGGTCCTGGCTCATTTTGGTATGTTGCATAATTCTCAGGAAGACCTCACGTCTCCCGTCGAGTTGCGCGGCGATACGGGGGTCCGGATGAAAGGTCGATTCGATCACCCGACAAAACTTCATGAGATCCTTGAGGACAAATTCGACGTCTTTATTGTCCAGCGGGAAGACCCGTTTGTAGGCGTTCGCTCTGGACGCGAGGAAGTCTTTCGCCGCGGATTCTTTCTCGCTCATGCCGTTCCGGATTTCGCCATCGGCATCACGGTCTTGGCCGCGGACGCGAGGGCGGGTGCGGCCTCAATCATCTGCTGCTGTTGCTGTTGTTCAGCGCGGGCGGCTCGCTTCTGCTCGATCTGGTCTTGTCCATTCATCCACGCCACCGGTACCGACTGGATATCCGCCATCGCCGGGATCGCTTCATCGAGATTGATGTAATCGAAGATCGACGGATCCTGCGTGACTTCCACATATCCCTTCATCCACTCGACCAGACGGACAAAGCCCGCGGCCTCTTCGGCCCGGGCCATTTTGGAGAGCGGTGAATCGTATCTGACGGTGTAGCGGCCTTCCGCTTCGAGCACCGCTTGCGGCATCGGCGGGATCAACCGTTGCTGCATGAGCACGTCGATCTCACGTTCGATCTGCGGACCCAGGGCTTCAGACTGTTGACGTCCCATCGTCGGAGAGAGGAGGGCGCCTTTTTCTCTGGCGCGTTCGAGCACTTCTGTCGCCGTCATCGTCGGGGTCTCGATCAGAATTTGAAACAGCGTGACCAAGAAGAAATCGTTGATCGTCTGCTTCTCGCCTACCGCGATCTCATCACCAGCGGCGAGATCACCAACCGGGAGGGCATGGACTAAGGGTTTTCCTTCGGCATTGACCCCACCCCAGATCGTGGCGCCGGGGCGTTTGACGGAGGTGTCGATCACCCCATCATCATTGGCCAAGAGCATCGGATCGACGGCGTAGTGCCCCTGCTTCACCATCGTCTTCTTGATCTCGTTCAGCATCTTGATGGAGGGGAGCGCCATCATCGCCGGGGACCGCCCGTAGGTTTCGCCGGGGGCCATCACGTAACGAGAGATGGCATAGGGGAACGTCTGATAGCCACCAGTCCGGCAGAGCCACTTATCGGTGAGACTGACATAGTAGGACGTGAACGGGAGGCCCATTTCATCCACGCGCTGCGGATCGTAGCCTTCTTTGTCCGAACGCGGCTTCACACAATGGATGAACTCGTAGGTCTTCGTCGCGCTCTTGGCGTCGTTGGCGGCTTTCAGAATGGATTCCGGGAGATGGTCTTCGCCAAACTGCTGGAGGGCTTGTCGTGCGGTCAGCGTAAACTTTCGTAAGGCCGTGTCGATCAGTCCTTGGTGATTTTCCTGGAAATACATCTGTCCCAAGTGGATGGCCCGATATCGAAGCCCCCGCTCTCGTCGGTGTTGCAAGGCATCAATGAATATGCACCCGGTCCCAAACGCACCAAGCGCCATGTAATCCTCATGCTTCTGACTCGCAAAATTCGCATTCGGTGCATAGCGGTAGTCAAAGAGGAGGCGATTAAGGTTCTCATACCACAGCCTCGCTTCGCGGTTACGCAGGAGCGTTCGATCCGCAGGTTGCAAATAATGCCAGGTGGAGGAGCGCGGCGTGAGCATCGATTCCATCGCCGCGGCAAAGCGCGTCAAGGCGAGGGCACCGGTCGCATCGACCATCTCCTCCATTTTCTGCTGGCCAGTAAACGGCTGGGCGGATCCTTGGGATTGGAACTGTTGACTATAATGGGGAAAAATACGGGCGGCGATTTGTTCCCAGACACTTTCCCAATTGCCACGGGTACCCTGCACCGCCTGGAGACGGTCGCAGGTATCCTTCACAATGTCTTGCTCGTGTTGGGATTGCTGGGGCATCAGCCGAGCGCCATTTTCTGTTGGTTCAATTCCGGCTCCATCTGGAACGCGGGATCGGTGAGCAGATTACTTGCCCGCCCTTGCGCCATGGCTCGCCGCTTCAATTGGTCTTGCGCTTGCTTCTGCACTTCCGCGGAATCAATCGTCGGCACAGACGGCGCCGACAGCGGATGGGCTTGTTGTCCACCAAACAGTCCACCCATCAGCCCAGTGTCCTCGTGTAGGTGAGTTGATCGGAGGCGCGTGTCGAGGCTCCGAGTTGCTGCCTCGCCACTCCCGCCCGCCGTCGAGACGCCTCTTCTCCCTGCGCGGTCTGGGCACTCGGGGCGCCCAATACGCCCAACTCCATCCGGAGACGGTTCAGCACTTTGCCCGCGAAGACCCCTTCCTCCTCGATCGTCTGGGCATCCTTCGCCCGCATGGCGTCCCCGCGCTCCCCCCATTCATCACTGGGGACCGTGAGTACCGGGGGCGGATTCCGTGGTGGTGCGGGACGGCCTCCCATCAGCCGAGACTCCCTGTTAATTGGTGGCTGGGTCGTGGCCCCTCTCCCAACATCCTGCGAGCGTCAAACGCCCGACGCCTCGCGTCTTCCTCTTCTTGCGCGTTCTGGGCTCGTGGGGGCGCGATCGGGGTGCCGGGTGCGGGCGGGATGTCCGGTGACGAGGGGGTGGTCGCTCGACCCACCCCTTTCGCCACCGCATGAATGGGATCTCCGAGAAAGGTGCCAAGCCCTTCCACGCCCACGGCCTTCTTGTTGATATCGGATTTGGGTTGAAACGGTTTCTTCTGCGCGGCTTCACTGATTCCACCGGAGAACACCCCCGCCATGATTCGGGTCGCGACTTTACCACCCATGCGTTGTCTCCTCGCGGGCTACCATGGCTTAGGAGGGGCACCAAAACCGATAGCGGGTGGGGCTGGATACCCATCTCTCGCGTTCGGGATGGCCGTTAGTCTGGGAGGGCTCACCTCCTCTGATTCAGCGGCCACCAGTGTGTGGGACTTACACCCACCTCCCCTTCCCCTCGCTATTCAGTGAAGGTTCGGACCCCTCACCTTGGCTGTTTGTGTGAGCGGGAGAGGCGCCTACCTCCCGTGCTCTCACTCCACCCCCGCCACGGGATGGCCTGGTCGCGCATTCTACGGACCAAACAGCTTATAGTCAAGCTGTGGCTCGTTCCGATATTTTCTCCCGTACCGTGCGAGTTTGGAATCCCGACGTGAGACCCGGGCCGCGAAGGTAAGGGCTAATGCGTCTCCATCGTCCGGAGATCGGAGCCCGCGCCCCTTCATCGACTCCTTCGCTTCCAGCATCACACTGTCTTGCGCCTTGCCAAAATAATCATACTCCGGCGCCGTGAGATCCTGAAACAGCGCGGGATCACTGTCAATGCCCCCGCCGCCAAGCCAGTCCCGGAGATCGGCCCACATCTCTGTGCGCTTATTCGCCCACTCCTTGGATGTGCTGGAGCCGCCAAACCACACCTCGGTCACCGTGTACCCCATTTCTCTCAAGCGATCGATCACCCCGGTGCCATTGCCCGCGTCGATGTTCACCTTGTCCGGCTTCACCTTGTCCATCCATCTCGCGATTTCATTCGCCACCCACATATTGTCGCGCTCCTTGAACCTGAGTGGCGGGATGGTACGGGCATCGCGCCCCTGGCGAAACCGAATCACCGTCGCATCATCCCCATAACGGGCGACGTCTACCCCCATAATGAGGGGGGCGCCGGGGTCGGGCTCGATCGTTCTGGTTTGGGCGGCTTGCACGAGGGAGTTGCTGATGAATTGCCGCGTGCCTTGACTGGGAAATTGTCCGAGGACTTCAATCTTAACCGTATCGGACTCAATGCCATACTGCTCGATGAGGCGTGTGAAGAGGGCCGTGTCGGTGCCTTCAACAGTCCGGGAGTCAATATGACGGAGATGCCAGTATTTTTTGTGGGTATTGAAGCAATCAAAAAATCCACCGGAATTCCGTCTGGGGTTCGAAAACACGGTCCAGAACCGATTAAGGACGGGTTCGGTAAAGAAGCCTTCCGAGACCGTAAAAATTGTATTCGGAATGCCTGACGCTTCATCAAAGACGAGCAAGACACCATTCGGATTATGCACACCGGCGAAGGCATCTGGATTCTCCTCTGACCAGAGCTGGCCCTGGCAATACCAATACGCGCAATCCATTTTCAATTGAGACTCGATCAACTGTTTGAACCACTCTGCGGGCTTCAGGGACAGCACGGTGGGCTCGAACCAGTGTTCATTGATCAGAAGAGTTGACCATTTCCCTATTTCCGCGAAGGTACGGGTCTTGAGCTGTGGTTCGGTGTTGGCCGTCACGATCGTGGTGGAGCCCAAGCGGGTCGTCATCATCCAATCGCAGAGCCAGGAGACCAGGGCGGACTTGCCGGGGCCACGACCAGAGGCGGTTGCGGATCGCCACATCTCGGGGAAGAGGCCGAGATCGAGTTTATTCTGCTGGGTGCGGAGATGATCGGTAATCTTTTGGAGGGCATCACGTTGCCAGGATCGTGGGCCTTGGTGGTTGTGGAGTGGGGTGTTCGGTTTTCCCCAGGGGTAGGCAAAGAGCACAAACTTTTCAAGGTCGTTAGAGATATTGGGATCCCACAGTTCGACCATGAGGGCTTGTTCTTGGGCGGTAGAGTATTTTTGAGTTTTCATTTTGATCGGAGGGCGGCTTGGATGCTGGGATACATCTTGTTTTTAGGCTTCTGCGGCTTCGGTTGATTCGCATCCCGTTCGCGCTGCATTTTGCTTTGACGGCTGACAAATGTGGCGCCACTGATCCGGTGCTTCCGGGTGCCCATACCACCGCGACCTTGCATAAATAATTACCTAATTAAAATAAAAATTTTTCAAAAATAATAAAATGGCTGTGCAGCCGTACCGCACACACTCGGTCGGCTCTGGAATCTGGGGGTAGCCCCCACCCCACTCCCCCCTATCGATCTGAGCCGCCATACACGAGTTAACATAATCATTGTTATCAGACCTTGCACCGGCAAAGTGGCTCTAGTGGCTGATTCTAACTTAGCGTTACCAGTAATTGTCACGTTCACTACGTAGATGGGGCTCTGCTTGCTGTTGTGCTTGTGTTGTTTGCTTCTATTCAAAGGGATCTGGTTGTGGTGTCACGTCTATACATGCACGGCCTTTGGCTTCACTGAGTGCAGAGCCAATGTCTACAAAGCCGTGTTTGATCTCCAGCCTGTCACCATACTTGTGAGGGAAGAGTTTGACCGCGCAGAACTTGATATTATCACTCATGAGCCGGAGAAGATTGGTATCTTCGATCTCTGGATGATCCTCATGGATGGTGAGAAGTGATTCAACCAGGGCTTCACCGCCAGCTTCACGCGCTAGCTGGTACTCTCGAAAGAATGAGGTATCGGCAGCGAGGAGATGGTAGAGATTGCGATCAGTACAACCCAAAGCCTCGGCTATTTTCTTTCTTGGCATACCACGATACGCCAGATCAATAGCAGCTTCTTTGTTGTAATTACCGGGGGGTCTACCAAGAGCCACGGTCATTTCCATAAACCCCTGCTACCACATTATCAGACGTAGAATCAAGCATTTTGCCCCTTGCCGTACTATAGACATAATGCTTTGGATTGATCCTAGGGCATTCTGGGAGGTCATTATTAGGCACGTAACTTGCCGATAACATGGAAATGTAGCAATGAAATATCTTTCTTTTCCCTCTTGACAATGTAGCAGTTATTGCTATACTCACCATTGACAGGGCCACACTAACCATGAGGAGGACATCATGACCTTGCGACACTTCATAAGAGAAAACCGGGAACTACTGGATGCGTGCATCAAGAGCACGCTAGGTAATTTTACCCTGTCATTGAATGACCAGGACAGGAGAGAATGGATACTGAATCAAGAGGATCTCTACAATTGGGCTAGACGCGCAGGGGTTAGAATATGATCTACACCGAACAACAAGCCCGTGCATCGGACATCTGCGTTGGTTGTAATCAACCCAACAAAATACCCTCACAAGGATTGGTCTGTTGGGATTGTTTCAAACACCATTGCCCCACCAATCCCACTCCGCTCAGATATAGCGGACTCAGCTTTGAAGATTGGCAACGGGGAAAAACCCTTAGTAAGAAAACGGAGGTGAAATAGCCATGCAAGCCTACAGCGACGAATCCAGAGCTGATAACGAGACAGCCTCGCCCGATCTAGAAATCTTCCAAATGACTGCGCGAGAAATAGCCGAGACACAAGAGGACACCATCTACGAGTACATGAAACGGCCTGAATTCCGTCTTGCCTCAATGAATAGCCGAAACCGAGAGAACATGTTCGACACCATGATTGAAGAGGAGGGGCTTCAAGGTGGATGGTTCTATTGGTATTGCTTCCCTGGCTGTTTACCTGATTCAGAACCAGTTGGCCCCTATGCCACATGGCAAGCAGCAAAAACAGCAGCACAAGAGGAGGCCCAATCATGAACCCCAAACCCATTCTACTCGCCCTGGCATTCATGCTCCCCATGTGGGGACTCTTTCTCTGGGCCATTTTATAAACCGTTGGAAAGGAGTAACCGATCATGCGCCATGTCTACCCAACAGCCCAAATCCCCCATAAGTGGGCTCATCAAACCCAGAGCGGTGCCCGGAACCCGCAAGGCAATCTCTTTTTTGAGGGCCCGATACTCTACAGCTACCGGAAATCCTACCCCATTGCCTGTATTTTCACGCACAAGACCAGAGGTCAATTCGTCCTCTTGCAAGAGAATACCTATTCCTCGACAACAGCGAAACATTGCTGCGCGGCTCATCAAGCTGTCTCACATCTCAAGACAGCCACCGT